AGGAGTTTTGCGACCCATAGTTTCATAGATGGCTCCAGCTGCTGTCTTGTTAAAGACACGAGCCAGCGATCTAAAGCCCCTACGGTTTGGCTTTGATGGTGAAGTCTTATAACCGATTCCAGCCTTGACCTGACGAGCAGAGTAAGTAGGGAACCTAGCCTGAGAGTTATCTCTTGGCAGCCATCCGCTTAGGACTGATCCGTCATCTGGTAGATAACCTTTAGCAGTTTTAGTGATTGGCTTTAAGGCTCCAGCGATTTCCTTCTGAGTTTCTTTACCCAGATCAGGAGCAAACTTACGTAAGGCTTTGCGGAGTTCAACGCCGCCCTTTACGCTTGCTGGCATCGTCTACCTCCTTCGCTTCATCTCTCAGACCTTGCAGAAGTGCATCTAGCATGGTCTTATCTAGGTCTAACAGTTGCTGTGGCGCGATTCCCAATCTAATGCTTAGCCTAGCGATTAGATAGGTGAACGGAAGATCGCGCTTTAAGCTAAAGGGTCTGAGTCAAGCACCTCAACACTTTTAAGTGTCTCGATGAAGTCCATCCCGAAAGGCTTAACAGTTTCACCTGACCTGCGTGTTACTTCCCATGCTAGCCAATAGACATCGCTCTGCTTTTCTTCATCGCGGAACGCCTTATGGAAACCCTTTTTAGCGTACTGCTCAAACGAATACTCCACTGCTGGAGTGATCTCGCCTTCTAGTACGCTTCCATCTAGTCGAACTATCTTTAACTTTGCCATGGTTTGCCCCTTTGTTTAGTTTTTTAGAATGTGCCTGAAGTTGCTACTGCAACAGTTGAGTTACATGTGAATGTAATTGACTGTGTGCCGATATCGCCTACTGCACCGTTGATGTCTGTGGTGTTGTTCACCAAGAGAGAAACAGTGTACAGAGGGTTAGTCGCTGAGACTACTGTAGGTGAACCTTTAGTCTGCACGAATAGAGCTGTGACTGTTGTTCCCCAGGCAGCCTGAAGTGTCGCTAGGACATTTGTTGTGGCTGTGTCGTTTAGGAAATCGATTGTCACTGTAGATGACTCAAGACCCTTTACAAACTTGTGTGCTGTGTCACCCATTGCAGTGACTTCTAGTTCATCAAATACGCGGTTGATAGTTACTGCTGTTACGTGGTCTGATAGATCAACGGAGTTAATCTTCACGCCCACATTGTTATTTAGAAATACAGCCATGAGATTTATTCCTCGTCTTTCTTAGTAGTTACTGGCTTTGGTGCTGGGGTGCTAACCTGCCCGATTTTCTTCAGGAAGGCTTCGTTCTCTTTTTCCCACTCGGACATATTAACTCCAACTCGTTAGGATACTGACTGACATCTCGCAGCTGAGTAGGTCTCCCGATCCAGCATTAAGAATACTTGGTGCGCTTATTGCGCTTACATTATACGTTAAAGATGATGCTGCTAACTTAGCAAACACGCCACAAACGAAATCTTCTATGCCGTTAAGGTTTCCTTCGTTATCAAATAACGGAGCAACGATCAGCAGCTTGAAAGATGCCATAGGGCTAATACCAATATGCTGATTGTTAGTAGGTGTTATATATGGATCATCCGGTGAGACAATTACAGAGTTAGCCAACACGACAGAAGGCGGAAAGGCAAAGACTTGATATTTATTGTTATCTACTAGCGCAGTGGCTAAAGTAGTCCGGAGGGTTGTTATCGCTACTGGAGGCATTAGCCCACCATTGAGCGCGGATCTAGTGCATGAGCGATCAAACCTCGCACCTTAGCGAGAAGCTGTGCGCTCATTCGGTAAGGGCTTGGCTGGAAATCAACAGCGTTACTGCCAGAAAGGGTGGCTGTACGCGCTTGCCAGATTTCAACAGATATCATCAAAGCTGCTTGCTGGACTGCTGTGTCGTTTGTCCAGTCTGTGTAAGTCGTGGTGGATACAGATCCATAAGGGAAGATTGGATGATAAGCCTGTGCTGTCGCGTGATTGGTTGTCACACTAATTGAATATTCACCTACGGCTGTAATTGTCTTTGTGCCGTTATATGAAGAACCTGAGTTAGCGATTGTTACGCTTTGACCAACATAGAAAGTATCAAGAATGTTATCGTTAAAGTATAAAGTGCCTGTGCCGACAACATTGGCATGAGCAACAGAGAACCATTTAGGAGCCCATAGCATTGGAAGCAGGACTGCATCAGATGCATCGCATACTTCCTGAAGGACGGCATCTGTATACAAAGTACCGACTCCGAGGGTTGTGCGGAGTTCTGAGACTGTTGTAAGTGCCATTCCTATTCCTTTCTAAAGACTCTAGGGAGTCGGAGGGCTACCGACCCCCTAGAGCGACTTAAAGTGTTGCTAATTAAGCAACTTGTACTGCGCGGAATGCTGTTGGGTAGCGATTTACTACTGCAACATATCCGTAGATGCCGATCTCAAGCTGTCCGTTAGCGACAACATTTGCGCGGATCTGAAGTGTTCCACTCTCATGGAAACGCATTGCCATTGTTGGGTAAACAAGACCGACCTTTACGCCAGCTGTACCGCCTGCGTAGTTAGGATCTACTACTAGGTTAAGTCCTGCGACTGTGCCATTTGTTGAACCCTGTGTGATCAAGCCGTTAGCATTTTGAGGAGCTGCGGCTGCGTATAAAGGGCGTCCTGTTGTATCAACTTCGCCTAGAAGACCAGCGAAATCTACATTGTCATTTCCACCAGATGTTGCAACCAAAAGGTTGTTAGGTGTTTGACGCATTACGCCAAATGAATCTGCAATTGACTTAGCAATTGCTTTGTAGATTGTTGTTGAAGATGAATCTGCTGATCCGTCTGCTGCAATCTTTGATGCGTATGCATCTGTCTTTTGTGCGTATGATGCAGCCAACTCGCGAAGATATAGATCTAGGAAAGATGGGTCTGAGCGATCAACAAGTTCTAGATCGAGCTTGCCTGCACCTGCGAACTTGACAACATTATCTTCTTGGAAAGTAACTGTTGTGTCTGTTGATGCGAACTCTGCTGCTTCAGCCGTCAATTCGACCTGAGCCTGCGTTCCGAGCTTTGGAGTGAAGATCTTCATTCCGCTTGCTGGAAGTGCAGCGCGCTCGATTGAATCAATGAATGGGCGAGATGAATCGATGATACCGATTACATCCTTTAGGTATGTTGGTGGAACCATACCTGTGTTCTCTGCAACTGTTGCAACCTGTAGGGCTGCTACTAGTTCGCGAGCATCTGCATCACCGCGTGATGCGTTTAATTGTGCCTTAGCATATTCACCGGCTGTGATGTTTAGGTTAAGGCGAGGATTTGTGTAGTACATTGCTGTAACTGTAGGGCGAGCAGCTTCTACAGCCGCTGCTTCTACTGGTGCTGCTTCGACTGTAGTGTCTTCCACGACTGTCTCGCTTTCTGTTTGTGGGTTTTCTTCAACAGGGATGACTTCCTCTGCTGCGATCTCTAGTATTTCTGAACTTGCAAATGCAGGAACAGTTACTAGAGAAACTTCTTTTAGACGGGCTGATGAAACTACTGTGTAGCCATCCTTTGAGGGCTTTGATGCAAGGATCTCTGCTCCAATACTTAAACCTGTAACTAGTCCTTCTTGTGCCATGATCAAAGCGTCATTACCGCCAGATGATCGGCTTAACTTAAATGTTGCATAGATACCATCTGGGCGAGTCTCTGCTGCTGTCATGCGACCAATAGGCTTCTTGAGATCGTGTTGTGATAGCAACTTAATCTTTGATGGATCTGCAATCTCGATAGAGTTCGCTGCAAAAGTATAAGCACCAAGGTTTGTGTGCCCAATCTCGCCAGTGCCTAGAGGCACAATCTTGCCAGAGATTTCTCTGCGTTCTTCTGAGCACTCAATAGATGATGCTTCAATATATAGAGTTTCCATTAGCTGCCATTCCCGTTAGGTGATAGGTCTTCCATTTGCATTGCTTGTTCTGTTGTAATTAAACCAAGTGCCAACATCTTTTCTAGCACTAGCAATCTTTCCATTGGCTCAGTGCGTAAGAATGAATCATCTAAACTAAACTTTACATAATGACCAGCAGTGCTTATATCATCCATGCTGAGTCTTGACTCAATCGCTGAGACATAAGGTTGCAAAGTAAAAGCAACCATTTGCTTACGCTCATCTTGAACATTTGCATAAGTCATTGTTGTGTTCATTGAAGCAGATACATAATATGGATCTACAGAACACAATCTGGCGCACTCGGTCGCTAATCCTTGGATTGCATCTTGGTAAGCCATGTCTTTAGGGCTGAAGCCAGTAGTTTGATATTCAAGAGTTGAAGTTAAATATGCAGTGCCATTGTTTTGACGTGCGCGTTTCCATGCAGCTAGTAATCCAGATACTTCAGCAGGTGGAAGATCGGCTCCTGTATTTTTTAAGAAGCCAGTCGCGCTGGGAGTTTCCAATGCAATACTTGCAGCCTTCTGTGCGTCCAGTGCTGCTTTAATTGTGCTACCGCCAGATGCAAGGATGCCCTCATCTTTTTGGAAAGTAATAAGAGATCCAAGACCAGACATAGGCAAAGGAACGCCATCTAGATAATACTGTGTCACAAAATTATTAACTGAATCTGTATTAAATGTAACGCGATTGTTAGCAACCCAATTTGCGTTAGCCATTCTTCCATCTTCGAGATAAGTCTCTGTAATTTGCCAGTAACTCACGCCATACATGAGCAGGCTGTCAAGAGTAAAGTAAAGAGTCTCGAATCGAGGCTGAGCTTTAGAAGGCTGCTCGATCCATCGAGGAGGAGCGATCATCTCGCCAGTAGACTTTTTGTAATACTCTAAAGGGATACTTGCAATAGTGCCACAAATTAGATCGCGGCATCTTTTAATAGATGGCACCTGTAGAGCTTGTGCGCGAGTGACCATGACTGGAAAGTAATTGCCATAAGTCAAGTAAGACTCTGACATGACCTGCGGAGCGTTTTGCGCTTCGACAATTTGAGGCTTACGCGAGAAGATACCCATAGACATAAATGGTAGCAGTTGTCAAGAGAATAGACAATGTGATAGGGCGTGTCTAACTATAAATTTGTGGCTTAGGTTGAGGGATCATTAACTTGCTTACCACCATACTCAATCCGATAGGTGCGCTAATGTCGCCTGCGGATTTACGCTTTATGATACGCCACGCGGAGTCATTGACCTTAGCCGCGCAGTTATTCATCTGCTGGATGAGTTCAGCTTGTCCATTGTGAACAACGCGATGATTGACCAAGCCTTCTAATAAATCACCACAGGCTTTATAAAATTGTTGCCCTGAAACATCCTCGGTTATGACTCCAGCATTAGCAAGGCGATCTGCAATAGTCTGAGTGGCGTATTTGTCAAAGCAGACTAGGCGAGGCTTATATATGTCGCACCAAGCCTTTATACTTGCTGCCATTTTGAGTTCATCTATGGCAACCTGTGAGCTGTAAGTCTCCAAGATCCCGATGCCAATCCTCCCATCTGGGAGTAGCTGTCCTGCGACCAATGATCCGTTCCTGCGTGAAGGACTGACATCGAAACCGAATACAGTATAAGCCCCAACAGACATTTCTAGTGTGCTATCGGATGTGTCCTCAAGAATGCCATGCGGCCATGGACTGCTTAGCGAATCTATCCACTGGCAAAGAGTCTCGGTACGAGTATTTTCAATAGGCGATGTAGCAATCGCTTCCTCAATCGCCTCCTCGGTAATTGTGTAGCCCAGTGAGGGATTAGCCAGAGCCCATGCTTGCCGATCATTTATCTTGCAATATTGTGGCGCAGAATACTCATAGAATCCAAAAGACTTAGGTGGATAATCTATAGCTCTTTCCCTGAGGTCGTTGAGAACAGTTGAGAATGCATCTCCTGCATTCGAGGTAAGAAGTGTCTGACTATTTGGGTGAGCTCTAGTAGTAGGAGTAGCTGCTCGGAATCCATCTTCTGTAATTTCGCGGATCTCATCAATGTAAAGGAGCCCATTGACACTTCTTCCACGAGATCCGTCTCGAGTAGCTGCAACGACGTCGAGGCGCGCTCCAGAGAGCATCTCAATAGACTCCGTTCCGTTTGCATGTCTGATCTGTTTAACGAATCCTTTAAGGTGGTCATTTGTCTCCAATAGGGTAGTGATCTGTCTGAAGGTGTCCAGTGCCATGCTCCGGTTAGAGGACATGATTAGGACGTTGGTATTCCACTTGATTAAGTGGGCAAGGATTAACATACGCGCTAAGTGAGTCTTGCCATTCTGCCGAGCCACGAGAATGAGGTTTGTCTTACGAATCCAGTCGCCTTTTTTGTCCACAGTTAGCATGTCCTTAAGCACAAACTCCTGCCAAGGCATAAGCGGAATCTTTACGATCTCGCAGAGGTCTTTGACATCTTGCAGCTTGTTTTGACCCTTAAGAAGTGGGCTGTGAAGCCTTGGCTTGGTTGCCCCTCGTAGGGCTTTGGGCTTTCTGGGCTTAGTTGTCATTGACTCGGATCAGGTCGGGTCTTAAACGGACTGTCCAGCATCGGTTCGGACTGCATCGGGGAGATATAGTCGATAAAGACAGGGGGGGTGAACGTCTGTGCTAAAAAAATCCCCTGTGAGCGCGATCCTTTCTTGCTATTACACTCACGACATGCACTGATTAAGTTCTCTGGATTCATTGCCTGATCTGGATGCTTACGGATTGGAAGGATGTGATCCACTGTCGTGGCATCCTGTCCACAGTAGCCACACACATGCCCATCTCTAGCTAGGATGCGTAGCCTTAAGGCTCGCCACTTCCTGCTATCTCTTGGGTCTAGTGCCATCCGTATTTACTCCAATGATCTAAGGCTATGCATGGCTCACCATATCTATGACCTATATAGTCTAAGCCCCATCGTATCTGAGTATAGCCATCTTGGTCTTTAAGCCACTCACTCTTACCTTGTGGTATTCCATAGTGTGATCCATTAACAGCTTTAGGATTCCATGCT